ACAGTGGAGTCAGAACCTGAACCAGAACCAGAAATGGAAATGGAAACAGAGGAGGTACAAGATGAACCTATTGAAGAAGATATGGAAGAACCTCAAGAAAATGTTACAGAAGAGGCAGAAAACGAAGAAAGCGTATCAGAGGCTGAAGCAGATGACGATCAACCAGAAGATATGGAAGAAACAGAAGATAAGGGTGAAGCCGAAGAAAAACCTGTAAAAAAACAAGAACAAAAAGAAAAAGCGGCTAAAAAGATCGTTAAAAAGATGGGGGATAAAGGTAGATATGATTCAACAAATCAGTTAAAAACGTTAATAGTGATGCAAGTATTAGGAGATACAAAAACCTTTTTTGAATCACAAAAAGAATTAAACGATAGAGAAGGATTTTTTACGGATTATATGCTACCTGATACCCAAATAACTAATAATAATTTAGCTCAATATTATTTATTTGCTGGTAGTGAAGGGTTAATAAATGAAATGATAGATAGTCAATGGCAACAGAAGTAGAAGTAGGTGGAATAAAATTTAGAGGTGGTAAGATATTTGTTATCTTAACAGCACTAACCACAGCAGGCGGTGCTTTATGGGGCGGTTTTGAATTTTATAAAGATTATCTTAACATGAAAGAACAAATACAAAATTATGTAGCTCCAGATTTATCTGAGTTTGATAAAAACATTGCACTTACAAAAGAAGAGATGTCTAGCAAGACAGAGTTATTACAAACAGAAATTGAAATGTTAATGGGTGAAATGGAAATGATGATGCAAGAAATTCGCCTTGTGAGTGATGTTGCCAATGAGTTGAAAAATGACCTTCGGCAAGATGTAAGAAGAATTGAAAAAATTGTTAATGATGTTGAACAACAAACTAAAGAAGATTCTAGGGATAATGCAAAAGATTTAAAAGAGACTATAAATAGTTTAGAAGATGATATGAAAAAATTAGAAGAAAAAATAAAACTAGCTCAAAAAGAATTAGAAGAAAAAATAGATAAAAGGATTAAAAGCGCATTAGAAAATCCTTTAGGAGGGTAAAATGAAATTATCAGATAATACTAGCGTCAGCATGCCTATGAGAAATCTTCTCAGTATACTCGCCGCCGTTGGGATCGGAGTGTATAGTTATTTTGGGATTATTGAACGCCTAAATAACATTGAGACACAAGGTAAGTTAATGCTAGCAGATGTTGAAAAGAACACAGAATTTAGAATTAAATGGCCTCGTGGTGAAATGGGTAATCTACCCGCTGATAGTCAGCAGGACATGCTCATTGAGTTCATGGCAACGCAAATTGAGGCTATGCAAGAAGAAATGGAGGGTATGATGAGTAATACCGTAAATATAAAAAGAGCACAGCAGGATATAGAAAAATTAATTATAGATACAGAAAAGCTCGAGGACAAAGTGAGGCAAAATGGAAGTCATTAGCGTAATTTTAATGTTTGTTTTTGGTAATATGAATGACCAAAATACTCAAATGACACAATATATTCCTATGAAGTCATTATCTTCTTGTATGAAAGAAGTAAGATTACTTAAAAAGAAAAATACAGGATATGATAAGGATGCTTTTTGTGGTCCTGGTATAGTGCATATAGAAGATGGAGAAGTAGTAGCTTTGTATAATGAAGTACCAGATGGTGCTACAATGGTTAAAAAAGATATAGATGCAGCAGCATTTGAAAGATGGGCACTTCGTGCCAAGGCTAAGTGGGATTAATGGAACCAGTAACTATAGCATATATAATTTTTGGAACTTTATGGGTTATGGGAGCAATTACTTACTTATAAAATATGGCGGCAAAATTACCAAACAATCAATACTTTACACCAGTCAAAAAAAGGACTAGCATAGGAAATTCTTCACGCACGAGGCCGAAGAATAAAAACAAAAGACGTCAATACGTCAAATATAGGGGTCAAGGTCATGGGTAAATTGTGTCCTAAAGGTAAAGCAGCAGCTAAAAGAAAATTTAAAGTTTATCCTTCTGCTTACGCCAACATGTATGCAAGTGCCGTTTGTTCTGGAAAAGTAACTCCTGGTGGAAAGAAAAATAAAAAAGCTGCTGGAGGCATGATTGAATCAAACAGACTTTCACAAAAGAGAAAAAAAGTTTCTCACCTTAATAAAGGTGGTATTGCGAGAGGATGTGGTGCGATTGCAGAAAACAAACGCAAAAAAACTAAATACAGTTAATGGCCAAGAAAGGACTGAGAGCATGGGTGAAAGAGAAGTGGGTCGATATTGGAGCCCCGAAGAAAGACGGAAAATATCAACCTTGTGGCAGACAAAAGGGGAGCAAAAGGAAATATCCAAAGTGCGTCCCACTTGCAAAAGCCACACAGATGACAAGCTCGCAAAAGGCGAGTGCTGTCAAACGAAAAAGAGCTGCAGGTAATCCAGGTGGTAAACCTACGAATGTAAAAACATTCGCAGCTAAAGGAGGTCTTATCTCAAAAGAAAGAAGAGCAGGAGCAGCCCTTAGAGGCTTTGATTTTAAAGGTGTCTTTTAAAAAAGAAATAATAGACGACGTTCGTAAGTGGTCAAAACATTTTTTAGAGGTTCCTAATTTACACTTAGGTGGTGTACCCGCTTGTCCTTTTGCTAAAAAAGCATGGCATGATAAAAAAGTTTTGATTGAAGCTAAACGTAAAAATAAGTGGTATAAAACAGAACTTAATTCACACCTTGATAAATTAGATTTTAATAAGCATGATATATTGATATTTTGTGATGCTTACTACAATTATAATTTAGATGATTTTCAAGATATAATTGATGTTTACAATGAGTGGTATAACAAAAAAGATATATTTTTTATGGGATTTCACCCTCATAATCCAGCCAATGAGGAAGAACAAGAGTTTCTTGTATCACCATCTGGGGAGGTTCCTATCATAAATAGTGACCTAGCATATTCTATGATGTTAATACAAAAGTTCTCGCAATTACAGGAAGCTTCTGATAAACTACGTCGTCAAGGTTACTATAAGTTGTGGCCAAAAGAATACTATCGAGACGTCGTGGTATCAAGACAAAAAACGTATAGACAGATATTTGGAGGTCAACATGATGGGTAAAAAGAAACAAGCAATGAAACGAGGCGGAGCAGTCAAAAAGCGTGGTGGCGGAATGATGGGTCCTAAAAAGAAAATGGCAAAAGGTGGTTCTGCAGGAAAAGGAGCTATGCAGTTGGCTAGAGCTAGAAAACCAAGTGGTAGACTTACTGTTGATGATATTAAAAGAGCATTAGCAGCTCCTAAAGGTAGAAGCGCTGCAGCGAAAAAAGCTGCTATGAAAGGTGTTAAAACCAAAGGCGGTACTCTTATGGGTAAATTAAAACAAGGTAAAGGTAATCCTGCTGGAAAAGATAAAAGTTTCCTTGGAAGAAGAGCAACTCTGAGAGGATTTATAAAAAATATGGGTTTAAGAAAAAAAAGAAAATAATAAATGCCGACATATTCTTCAACAGCAAACTTTGACCTTTCTATTGATGAAATAGCAGAAGAAGCATTTGAACGATGCGGTTTACAAGTACGTAGTGGATACGACTTAAAAACAGCACGACGTTCTCTTAATCTTTTATTAGCAGAATGGGCTAACAGAGGATTAAACCTTTGGACTATACAATTACAAGAAAAAAGTATTGCAGCAGACACCACAAATTTAACTGGTTCAGATTTATTTGGCTCAGGTGCAAACGCTGCTCAAGAAATAATTGATATTACAGATGTTGTCATACGAGATAGTAATAATAATGATTACTCCGCAACATCAATTAGTAGATCAACATATTTTAATTATACCGTTAAAACCACCAGCGGAAGGCCAAGCCAATACTACTTTGAGCGTACGATAAGCCCAAGACTATATCTATATCCTGCAGCAGATACAACGTACACTCTAAAATATTATGCTCTTCTTCGTATGAAGGATTCTGGTTCTTACACCAATAATAATGAGATTCCTTTTCGTTTTCTTCCATGTTTAACTGCTGGGTTAGCTTATTACATAGCTATGAAAAAAGCGCCAGATAGAATTCAATTGTTAAAACAAATTTATGAAGATGAGTTTCAACGTGCGGCAGCTCAAGATGGTGAAAGAACAAGTTTATTTCTTACACCTAAAACTTATTTACCGAGTGTGTAATGGGGAAGTACGCATCTGGTAAGTTTGCGAAACGAATATCGGATAGATCTGGTATGGCGTTTCCCTATAATGAAATGGTGCAAGAATGGAATGGATCTTGGGTTCATTACAGCGAGTTTGAACCAAAACAACCACAATTAGAACCTTTACCAATAGTTACTGATCCTCAGTCTTTAGAACACGCAAGAGCTCAAGTAGCTAATTCAAGAGTTTTTGTTGGTGGTGATACTGGTCCTGTTAATGCAGGAAGAACAGTAGTAAAACCTTCAACTGGTGATGCTGCTTATGACAGTGTTGGTTTTGGTACGACTGTTAATGGATTTCAAACACTAGATATGCCTGTCACAAATTATTATGCAAATGGCGTATCCTATGCCTCTACACAAAAAAGCATGATGCCTTTAAGTGTCCAACAACCAAATAAACCTACACAATTGATTTCTCGTGCAGGTAATGTTACAGTGAGCACGTCATGACCGATTATTCTGATTTAACTGATAATGTAAGAAATTATACAGAAACAAGCACAGCTGTGCTTTCAAATACTGTTATTCAACCTTTTATTGAATCTATTGAAGATAAAATCTTTAGAAGTGTAGATCTTAATGTCTATAGGAAATATGACAATGCAACACTGACAGTAAATAACCCTTTTTTACCTCTCCCATCAGATTGGGAGGCGACGAGATATGTACAATTAATAGATAGTTCTGATGACCGAACTTTCTTGATACAAAAAGATATTTCGTTTATGAATGAATACGCACCAGATAGAACGTCTGCTGGAGCTGGCACGCCTAAATATTATGCGATGTGGGACCAGGATACACACTATCTAGCGCCAACCCCGAACGCTGCATTGAATGTAGAGCTCGCATACACGTACAAGC